TGGTAGTCCATCTTCCATTTATGATAACACAGCGAATGCCAAAGGATGGGCTAAGCTTGATAACGCTGGAATATATCAAAATCAATTTGTATCGACAGTTCCAGCAACTCAAAATGAATTTAGAAGCAACTATCGACTCGTATACCAACTCAAAAAAACTGTTGATGAAGCCGTTGATTTTGAAGGCGCTATCCAGTTGCATGAAGGTTTGAATCAAATTGAAGTCGGTACAGGGATTGTGGTTCGGGAGACGGTGAACCCGATATTTTCTGGAGGGTATTGGTACATTAATACCGTTGGAATCCCTGCAAGTTGGTTAAAGTATCGAGCAAGGGAATTTATTTCTATTTTCCGGAACACGGATTCTTATAGAAAATGGGAAATTTTATATGATGGTGGTATGTCGAGCGGAACCGGCCCAGTTCGTGCACGATTGTCCGATGCGGAATTTGACGTAACTTCCACATATGCCACAACTTACCTTGCCCTTGATGCACATGCGCTCGGAATTGTGCCATTGTCCATATCCGGTGAGTACACGCCGAACATCAAAGAATCCATTGACGACCTGGCAAAAGGGTTCAAGGAAATGAAAACACAACTATCCGTGTTGCAAAACACAAAAGCGCAGAAACAGCCACCGGGTTGGATCACGCCCACATTGCTCAACGGCGCATCTGGCGGAAACGTAGCTTATCGCAAACGGGATGATGGGACGGTAGAGTTTAAAGGCATCATCCAAACAGGGGTCAAGACAGTTGGAACGGTTCTCTTCAAATTGCCACCAGGCTATTTTCCTGCCAATGGGGAACAGGTGGTTCTGAATGCACAAACATATACCGGCGGCACAAAAGACATTTGCCAGTTGGATGTACTGAATGGAGAAGTGAGAATTCGTTTGTTTTCCGCTCAAGATTATATCGTGCTATACGGACTTTCGTTTTCCGTTTGAAGGAGGGCCAAACCATGAAAGAAGCACTTATTGTCGATCTTGACGGTTTTATTATCGACGTGGAACTGGTTCCGCAAGACACTTATGGTGTTACCAATCTATTTGAAACGCTGGAACTTCATGAACCGGAAGAGGGAGAAGGGGCGTCCGATCCCGAACTGGCGCTTGTCGGCTACCGCGTGGCAATCCCCGTCCCGCCGGGACTGTACAAGCCGCGTTTCGATTTCGACGGGGGGTTTTGGACAGAAGGATTGACCCAGGAGGAAATCGATGCACTCCACAATGCCCCCCGGCCGCGATCCGAACTGGACATCATCGGTGAACAATTGGTGTTGCGCGAACTTGAACTGCTGGCGTTGCAGTCCGAAAACCGGATGCTCTCCCAGCAGCTCTCGGACATGGAATCGCGTTTGGCCGCGCTTGAGGGAGGTGCGGGCGCGTGACGGATTTTGAGCGCATCAAGTTTTATTACGACAAAGGATGGGCAGGCGTTGACCAATTGCAGCAATACGTGGCGTTTGAAGTCATTACGCCGGAAGAATATGAATGGATCACGGGACAGACTTATCCAGGCTCCGCATGAGCGGAGCCTTTCACTTTGGAGGTGATGCGCATGTCGGGCGAAGAAGTGCGTGTGCTTTCGGATATCCGGGAGCGTGTCGTGCGGCTGGAAACGAAGATCGATGCGATGACGGATGTCCGCGAGTCGGCCGAGACGGCACGTGATGCAGCCCTTCAGGCTTTGCAGTCGGTGAAGTCCGCCCAGCACCGAATCGATGAAATCGCCGACAACCAGCGTTGGCTCTGGCGAACGGTAATCGGCACCATTCTGGCAGCAGTCGTGGCAATTTTGACGAATTTGAGAGGAGGTTGACAGATGGACGATTTGACGAGACTTTCCGAACAGGTGGCCATGCTGGCTCCTATTGTTGCGGCCTATGTCGGCGTTGCCAAGGAATTCCGGATGCCCAGCCGATACAACCATTTGCTCAGTCTGGCGGTGGCTGCGCTGTTCGTACTGGTCCCCGAACCGGTTCAACAGACATTGACGACGATATCCGTCATCGGATTGACGGCATCTGGTGTATATCATTTTACCAAGAAAAGGGATAAATTGGTAATAGAGGATTCGTCCTCTGACGACGGGACATTCTTGTCGAAAGGAGCTGGCAAACCATGACAGCGACGAGAGGCATTGACTGCGCAACTCCTTTGACGGAAAAGACGGCGCGAGCGCTGGCGGCGGAAGGTTTCCGGTTTGCGGCGAGGTATCTGGTTCCGCCCCAATATGCGTGGAAACGTCTGACGCGGGCGGAGGCAGAAGCGATTACCGCAGCGGGAATGAACATCGTGTCGGTATTCGAGACATCCGCCAATCGGCCGGCTGGCGGCGCGGCAGCGGGAAAGGCGGATGGAGCGGCTGCTTGCAGGGAGGCCAAGGAAATCGGACAACCGGCCGGTACAACCATTTATTTTGCCGTAGATTATGATGCAGGGAAGCAGGACTACGATGCCATTGCCGCATATTTGCGGGAAGCCGCAGCGCAGCTGCCGGATTATCGGGTAGGGGTTTACGGATCTTATGCCGTCATCGAAGAAATGGCAAGACGACGCGCCTGTACGCACTTCTGGCAAACTTACGCCTGGAGCAGAGGCAGCCGGAGCGCGCACGCCAACCTGTATCAATATCGCAACAATGTTCAGGCGGGAGGCATTACGGTTGACCTGAATGAGTCGTATGGCAACGAAGGCTGGTGGCGTCTGGCCGGAAAGGAGGCGAAGTTGATGGACCCGAAGGATGCGGAGAAAATCATCCGGTTTTTGCAGGCGGCCTGGCAGGCGGCCACGACGCAAGCGGACAAGGATGAATTTCACCGGCTGGCGAACGAGGTTCGCAAAGCGGCAGGGATGTTGACGGAAAAATAAAACGAGGGCCGGGCAGGAATGTCTGGCACTACGATCTCCGGAGTGTTGCATGTTCTGTCGGCCGTTATAGCTACTGGTACTAGCCGAATGGGTTGACAGCCGTTGCGTGCGGCACCTCGCATGGGAGCAGCGAGAGGTGCCGAAGGTTGCCGCGTTTTTGACGCCGACTTCCGGAACCAGTATAATCAATGGGAACACACATTCCCGAAAGGGCGGAAATGGAGGGTTTCCCGTTGGCAGATCATCAGGGCTTGCTGGACAAAAAATTCAAGCTGGTGTCGGATTTCGAGCCGCAGGGCGACCAGCCGGAAGCGATCCGGCAGCTCGCCGACGGCATTCTGGCGGGGAAACGCCACCAGACGCTACTGGGCGCTACCGGCACGGGCAAAACGTTCACCATCGCCCAGGTGATCGCGAAAGTCAACCGGCCGACGCTGGTCATCGCGCACAACAAGACGCTTGCGGCGCAGTTGTGCAGCGAGTTCCAGGCGTTTTTCCCGGAAAATGCGGTCACGTATTTCGTCAGCTACTACGATTACTACCAGCCGGAAGCATATATTCCGTCAACGGACACGTATATCGAAAAAGATTCAAGCATCAACGACGAGATTGACAAACTGCGCCATAGCGCGACTTCATCCCTGTTTGAACGGCGGGATGTCATCATTGTGGCGAGCGTTTCCTGCATCTATGGTCTCGGTTCGCCGGAAGAGTACCGCGATTTGCGGCTCAGCCTCCGGGTCGGGATGGAGAAGCCGCGCAATGCGATTTTGCACAAGCTGGTCGATATCCAGTATCAGCGAAACGACTTGAATTTTACGCGGGGAACGTTCCGGGTGCGGGGCGATGTGGTGGAAATTTTCCCGGCTTCGCACGGCGAGCATGCCATTCGCGTTGAACTGTTCGGCGATGAAATCGAACGGATTACCGAAATCGACGTATTGACCGGGGAAATCATCGGGGAACGGGATCATGTGGCGATCTTCCCCGCATCACACTTTGTGACGGGCGACGAGAAGATGAAGCGGGCGCTGATCAACATCGAGCGGGAGCTGGAGGAACGCTTGGCCGAATTGCGGGCGGCGGGCAAACTGCTGGAGGCGCAACGGCTGGAACAGCGCACCCGTTACGATCTGGAAATGATGGCGGAGATGGGCTTCTGCTCCGGCATCGAAAACTATTCCGGTCCGCTGACGTTCCGGGAACGCGGTTCCACACCCTATACGCTGCTGGACTTTTTTCCCGATGATTTCATCATCGTCATCGACGAATCGCACGTCACGCTGCCGCAGATCCGCGCCATGTACAATGGCGACCGCGCCCGCAAGGAAGTGCTGGTGGAACATGGATTCCGACTGCCATCCGCGCTCGATAACCGGCCGCTCAAGTTCGAGGAATTCGAGCAGAAGGCCAAGCAGCTCATCTATGTATCGGCCACACCGGGGCCTTACGAATTGGAACATTGTCCCGTCGTGGTGGAGCAGATCATCCGGCCGACCGGATTGCTTGATCCGGTTATCGAGGTGCGGCCGACAAAGGGGCAGATCGATGATCTGCTGGGCGAAATCCGCAAGCGGGTCGCCAAAGACGAGCGCGTGCTGGTGACGACGCTGACGAAGAAGATGGCCGAAGACTTGACGGATTACCTGAAGGATGTCGGCGTCAAGGTGCAATATTTGCACTCCGAAGTGAAGACGCTGGAACGGATGGCGTTGTTGCGCGATTTGCGGCTGGGCACGTTCGACGTGCTGGTGGGCATCAATTTGCTCCGCGAAGGGCTCGATTTGCCGGAAGTTTCGCTGGTTGCGATACTGGATGCGGACAAGGAAGGCTTCTTGCGGTCCGAGCGGTCATTGATCCAGACGATCGGCCGGGCTGCGCGGAATGCGGATGGCCGGGTGATCATGTATGCCGACCACCGGACGGAAT